CTCACATGATTGAGGAACTTGAAGAGGTTGACAATAATTTTATGGGGAGGGCTAAAATTCTGGATACCCCTTATGGTAAAATTGTTAAAAATTTGATTGATGAGGGTGCTCGGTTGGGAGTATCATCAAGAGGTATGGGTTCATTAAAACCTGCAAAGGACGGTATTCAAGAGGTACAGGGTGATTTTTATCTCGCTACTGCAGCCGACATCGTTGCTGATCCTTCCGCTCCAGACGCATTCGTTCATGGTATCATGGAAGGTAAAGAATGGGTTTGGGACAATGGAATTTTGAGAGAATCAGAAATCCAAGAAATCAAAAATAAAATAGAAAATTCTTCAAGAAAAGACAGAGAACAGACACTCGTTAGGTCTTTTGAGGAATTTATCACCAAACTGTAAAGTTTATATTTTTATAAATAATAGTAGTATATTTTACTAAAACCAAATAGGAGATTTTCAATGTCTGAAGAAATTTTGGAACAACAGTCTGAGGAAGAACTGGAAGAAGAGCAACAAGCTGTGGCAGAGTCTTCAGACGAAGAAATTCAAGAAAAGGCCCAAGTCAAAGAAGACGATGAGGAGGGCGATGAGGAGTCTGAAGAAGAAGAGGAAGTAGAAGAAGCTTTAGAAATTCCTAAAACAAAAGCAGGAATGATGAAGGCTATCTATGACCAAATCAATACAATGAGGAAGTCTGAACTTACTGATTCTTTCAGCAAAATTATGGGTTCAACCCTTGCTGAAGAAGAAGATGAGGATGAAGATAAAGAAGAGGTTGAAGAGAATTTGGAAGTTAAAAAACTTTCAAAGGAAAACCTTGAAATCGATGTTAAGGAAGACATCAACGCTATGATGAATGGCGAAGAACTTTCTGAAGATTTCAAAACAAAAGCTTCTACAATTTTTGAAGCTGCAGTTTCAGCCAAGGTCATTCAAGAGGTAAATGAAAGAATTGGTGTCTTTGAGGAGGATTACAAGAAACAAATCAAAGAAGCTAAGGAAGAGCATCTTTCCGCAATGAGTGAAAAAGTTGATGGATATCTCAACTATGTTGTTGAAGAGTGGATGAAAGAAAATGAACTCGCAGTCGAAAAGGGTATTCGCTCCGAGCTAGTAGAAGATTTCATGACTGGCCTCAAAAATCTTTTCCAAGAGCATTACATTGACATTCCTGAAGAGAAAGTTGACCTAGTTGACGATCTTTTCGAGAAAGTTGAAGAGCTTGAGAAGAAACTTGACGAGTCGGTTAATGACAACGTAGAATATAAAAAACAACTTTCTGAGTATAAGAAAGAAGAGACATTGAGAGATGTTTCTGAAGATCTTGCAGACACAGAGAAAGAAAAATTAAAGACACTTTCTGATGGAGTTGATTTTGAAAATGACGAACAATACAAGGAAAAACTTGAAGTCATTAAAGAAAACTATTTTCCAACTGTGCAAGAGCAACAATCTAAACCTTTGACTGAGGAAGTTGAAAATACTGAAACAGACGAAGAAGTAGATAAACATGACCCCGCTATGGATCTTTATGTAAGAGCCCTAAAGCGTAATAATTAATTTTTCAACAATAACCTTTTAGGAGATAAAAATGTATCTAGCTGAAGGATTACAACAAAAATGGGCTCCTGTCTTAGACCATGCTGATATGCCTAAGATTAAGGATTCCTACAGACGAGCAGTTACCGCTGTTCTTCTGGAAAACCAAGAAAAAGCAATGGCTGAAGAAACTGGACAGAACGCTTATGGCTTTCAGTCTCTTTCTGAGGCTGCTCCGGCTACAATAAACCAAGCACCTGCTGCTTCAAGCTCAGGTCGAGTTCAATATCAAGACCCTGTTTTGATTTCGATGATTCGTAGAGCAATGCCTAATTTGATGGCATACGATGTTTGTGGCGTTCAACCAATGTCAGGCCCAACAGGTTTGATTTTTGCAATGCGTCCTGAGTATGACACACAAGGTGGTACTGAGGCCTCGTATGACGAAGCAGACCCTGCCCATTCAGGTAATGCTGGCGCTGCCGGTTCATCTGGTACAGCTGGTACAGCTGGTGCACAAGGTGGATCACCTGCATTAGCACTGACAAACAGTGGTGGACTTGCAACAGCAACCGCTGAAGATTGGGGTACTGGAGTTAACGTATCTGGTTCCGCTGGTGTTGATTTTCAACAAATGGCTTTCTCAATCGAGAGAGTTGCAGTTACAGCGAAGACCAGAGGGTTGAAAGGTACATACTCAATGGAACTCGCTCAGGATCTTAAAGCCGTTCATGGTTTGGATGCTGAAACAGAATTGGCTAATATCATCTCACAAGAGATTTTAGCTGAAATTAATCGTGAAGTTATCAGAAGTATTTACTTCATTGCCGCTCACGGTGCACAACATAACACCACAACAGCTGGTGTATTTGACCTTGACACAGACTCCAATGGTAGATGGTCTGTTGAGAAGTTCAAAGGTCTGATGTTCCAGATCGAGCGTGAAGCTAATGCAGTCGCAAAAGCCACACGACGCGGTAAGGGTAATATTATCATCACATCATCTGATGTTGCTTCGGCTCTCGCTATGGCCGGTGTAATGGACGGTGGAAATATTGATGATACTGGTAGTACTTTCGTAGGTACTTTGAATGGTCGATATAAAGTTTATGTTGATCCATATTTCAGTGCTTCTGCAACAAACTTCTTTGTTGTTGGGTACAAGGGTTCAAGTGCTTATGATGCTGGTCTGTTCTACTGCCCATACGTTCCAATTCAAATGGTACGTGCGGTTGGTGAACAATCCTTCCAGCCTTCAATCGGTTTCAAGACTCGTTACGGAATGGTAACGAATCCTTTCTCCGATTCGACTAAGGACGGCGCCCTTAACGGTAGTGCAAATTACTACTACAGAACTGTCAGAGTTGACAATCTGATGTAAAGGGTAGTCACAAATTGTGACTATATCAAAGGGGAGATTGGGTATAAAAGCCTGATCTCCCCTTTTTTGTTTGTACTCATCTTCTAACCTTACTAAATATACTAGAAAGGATTAACAGGAGCAACTTATGGCAGATACTACTATAATAAAATTAACAGAGACAACAGCGCCCACCAAGGATGACTTAGCAATTATTGTGGATACACCCACATCCAAGCCGTCCAACAAAAAAGTCACACTGGAGAATTTAGGATCTAAATTTTACTCATCGACTATACAGATTATAGAGGATGATGAAGATGTGTCTCTTAAACAATATGATGGAGTTGAAGTTGCACGTGTCCATGACGGCGGTACTCTCACATTAACTTCAGAATTTACAGATGCAACTTGTGATACTAACCATACATCTGGGACAGGAACTACTTTCGGAAGCAATCCCAAAGTAATAAAAATGGATAGTACAACTGCAGTTAAGGCAGGTGCGAATGTAGCTGGAACTGGTATCGCAACTGGAACTACTGTCGCTGCAGTTACAAATTCTACACACCTTTTACTTTCTACAGCTACAACGGCAACTAACGACAACCAAACTCTTACCTTTAATAATGGTTATTGGACACTTAGTGGTGGAACAGGTAAAGGTGGTTTTGGAATACGTAGACCAGTTTATTCTCTTACCACAGCTACTTCAGGTGCTGATGACCAAACAATAGAGTTAACATTAGAACATTCTGGTGCAATCATTAAAGTATCGGGACAGGCTGGATCTCCAGTTGAAAGTTATGACCTAGACATTAAGTTACCAGCAGTTCCTGTAGGCTGTGAAGGTTTTTATGTTGATATTGCGATTATACTTGCGTTTATTGATACAAATAATCTTGAAATCTCAACCAATGGTACTAGTGGTGATAAAATCTTTATGTACATGAATACAGCTGGAACTTCTGGTGTAGATGTTGATGGTGGTGATGTAATCAGATTTACTAACGATGTTCCTGCTGGAACACTTTGTCGGTTGACTTGTATTGAAGGTGGAGATGCTGAACAGTGGATTGCTGAAATATTACAGCCATCTGGAACAGCAGCTACAACTGTAACTGCAGTGGGGTAATAGTCTATGTCAGCATTACAAGCATTACCTTCAAATTTGAGTTACCTATCTCCAATAGGATTCAAATTTCAATTATCCAAATTTCCAGAAGTAAATTATTTCTGTCAATCTGCCAATATTCCAGGCATAAGTATTGGTCAGATTGAATTACCTACACCCACATCTACTGGATATATGGCTGGTGATGAAGTTGCTTTTGAAGAACTAACTATAAGTTTTGTAATTGATGAAAATATGAAGAACTGGTTATCTATCTATGATTGGATTATAGCTCTTGGCGTTCCAACTATGGGTGATAGAGAGGCTTTATCAAAATTACAAAGTGAGGGAGCTGAGAGGACTAGCGCTGTTTTAACTGTATTAACTGGTGCTATGAATGCTCAATTGAATTTTTATTTTAATGAGGTGTGGCCGTTAAATTTATCTTCTATTGAATTTAACTCCACATCTACTGAAATTGATTATGTAACTGCGAATGTTTCTTTTAGATATGATAATTATAGAGTAGAAAATTTACTCAATAATGAATCATCTTTTGAGGGAACTCGCCAACAAAATTAGGGAATGAATGAAACTTGAAGAGATTCAAGAACTTTGGAATAGAGATCGTGATATTGATATTGAAGAGTTGGCAACAGAATCTACGAGAATTCCACAAATTCACGACAAATATCTAAAAATTTATATTGATGAGAGAATTAGGCTCAAGGGATTAGAGTTTGAATTAGCTAAGATAATCAGACTCAAGACTGATTATTATGCCGGCCGGATGGCTCAAGAAGACCTAGACAATTTGGGATGGGAACCATTCTTGACTAAAATTCTTAAAACAGAAATGGGATCATATCTTGATTCTGATGAGGATATTTTTAAGCTTAAGAGAAATATCACAGTTATGCAGGAAAAGATAAACTATCTTGATTCCATAATAAAAATGATTAATAATCGGGGCTTTCAGATCAAGAGCGCCATAGATTGGATAAAATTTAAGAGTGGTATCGTATGATGTAGAAATATCCAAAGTGAACGAGGTCTACATAAGAGTCGATGCTCCAAGAGACATTTCTCAGGAGATCTCAGATCACTTTACCTTTCTGGTGCCTGGGCACACCTTTGTCCCAGCGTTCAGAAAAAGGTTATGGGATGGCAAGATTAGGCTATTCAATGTCATGAACCATCTGCTTTATTATGGTCTGTTTGAACATCTTTGTAAATTCCTTTATCTCAGAAACTATAAAGCTAAATTTCATCATGATTTTAAAACTGAACAGGTCAGGTATAAATTAGACCTAAAACTTCCAGTTGTGCCTAGAGAATACCAAATAGATGCTGTAAATTATGCTCTTTCTAATCATAGGGCACTATTATTATCACCTACAGCATCAGGCAAATCTCTAGTCATATACATATTAGTAAGATATTTAAAACTGAAAACTCTCATTCTCGTGCCAACTACATCTTTAGTTTCACAGATGTATAACGATTTTAGAGAGTACGGATGGGATGTAGCAAATAATTGTCACACCGTGTTTGCTGGAAGAGACAAGGGATCAGAATTACCTGTAGTCATTTCTACATGGCAGTCAATTTACAAAATGCCGCAACAGTATTTTGAACAGTATGAACTTGTGATTGGCGATGAAGCTCATGGCTTCAAATCCAAATCTCTCACTGCAATAATGACCAAGTGTGTCAACGCAAAATATAGAATAGGAACAACTGGAACTCTGGATGGAACTCAAACTCATAAATTAGTATTAGAGGGTCTATTTGGGAAGGTCTATAGGGTCACCTCAACAAAGAAACTTATAGATGATAAGCATCTATCTCCATTTTCTATTAAGGCACTAATTTTAAAACATCCAGATTCTATATGCCATACTTTAAGGGATATCAATTATCAAGAAGAATTAGAATATTTAATTTCATCAGAGGCAAGAAATAAGTACATAGTTAATTTATCTTTAAGCATGGAGAGGAATACTCTCTTGCTTTTTCGTTTTGTAGAAAAACATGGACGGTTACTATACGATATGATAAAGGAGCAAAATGCTAACAATAGAACAATCTTTTTTGTATACGGAGGAACTGATGCCGATACAAGAGAGCAAATCAGAGGCATTGTCGAAAAAGAAACCGATTCAATTATTGTCGCCAGCTATGGCGTATTCAGTACCGGCGTCAATATTAGGAATCTTCATAACATCATTTTCGCTAGTCCTTCTAAGTCTCGCATTAGAAATTTACAATCAATAGGTAGAGCTTTACGAAAAGCAAACCAGAAAGAAAAGGCTACATTGTATGATATTGCGGATGATTTAAAATATAAAGAAAAAAAGAATTACACAATACAGCATTTTGAAGAAAGAATGAAAATATACCAAGAGGAGAAATTTCCTGTATCCAAATACATGATTCAGCTTAAGCAGTAGCACCGCCCCTTTTCCGTTTAACACTACAATTATAACACTATGCTGGGGATTTGTCAAGTCTTGACATGAGTTGATTTTATGGTATAATATAAGTACTGTAAATGAAAGGAGAACCTATGGCAGCACATTATGTAGACAATCAGAGATTTCTTGAGGAGATTTCGGAATATCAAAGAGAAAGAATTCAAGCTAAAGAGAATAATGAAGAATCTCCACCATGTCCTGAGTACATAGGTGAATGCTTCATGAAAATCGCTAATCGACTTTCCTTTAGACCCAATTTTATAAATTATGCTTTTAGAGATGATATGATTTCGGATGGTATAGAAAATTGTGTCCAATATATGAATAATTTCAATCCAGAGAAATCTAAGAATCCATTTGCATACTTTACACAAATTATATACTATGCCTTTGTTAGACGAATACAGAAAGAGAAGAAACAACTATATATCAAATATAAAACTATGGATAGTCGTGCTTCTTTAGGAGACAATGTGGAAATCTCAGCTGATGATACTCAAAATTATGTGTATGAAACTATGACTAATGATCAAAAAGCAAATATGTATGATTTTATATCTAATTTTGAAGATGCAAAAAAGAAGAAAAAGGTAACTGCTAAAAAGAAATCCTCAACCATTGAAATGTTTATGGGAATATGAAAATAGCAATAATCACCGATAGCCACTGGGGAGCTCGCAATGATTCTCAGGTGTTTACGGAATACTTTACAAAATTCTACAATGACATATTTTTTCCTGAGCTTCTGGAAAGGGGTATTACTACGGTAATACACATGGGCGATATAGTTGACAGACGCAAGTTCATCAACTATAAAACTCTGTATCAGATGAGACATAATTTCTTTGATCAGTGCTGGGATCGATACATAAATCTTCACATGGTTATTGGAAATCATGATACATTTTTCAAGAATACAAATGAAGTAAATAGTATGGATTGTCTTAGGATGATGAGGTCTGGTGGCGAGGGAGATGGTGGTGGATTTATCAAAGTATATGATACTCCTGAAGAGATTGAATTAGATGGATTAAAATGTTTTATGCAACCTTGGATATGTCCAGAGAATGAACAAGAATCATTAGATGCATTAGCTAAGACTGAAGCTCAGGTTTTATTTGGACATTTACAGGTTGCAGGTTTTGAAATGCATGCCGGACAGAAAAGTTTTGAGGGTTTACCATCTTCAGTATTTGATAAGTTTGATATGGCATTTAGTGGTCATTTTCACCACAAGTCTGATAATGGAACTATCTATTATCTTGGAACGCCATATCAGATAACATGGAGTGATTACAAAGACCCCAGAGGATTTCATATATTTGATACAGATACAAGAGAGCTAGAATTTATTCAAAATCCTTATGAGATTTTTCATAAGTATTATTATGATGAAACAAGCGATTGGTTGTCCTTAGAGAAAATTCAAGAAGAAGACTATTCCAAGTATGAGGGATGCTATGTTAAGATAGTTATTGTAGAAAGAAAGAATCCATTTTGGTTTGATACTTTGATGGATAAGTTTTATAAAGCTAATGTAGCCGATATTTCTGTAGTTGAGAATTTTGACCTTGAGGATATGGAAGAATTAGAAAACATTGACGAAGCAGAGGATACTATGACAATACTTTCAAAATATGTTCAGTCAATGGAGATTGACCAGAAAAAGGAACTTGACAGTTTAATGAAATCATTATATACTGAATCACTAACGGTGGAGACTGTATGACCAATTATGATATGGATGAGCTTAAAAGAAAAGAAAAGGAAAAGGTAGAAAAGAAATTGACAGGGGAATGGCCAAAATCGGTTGAAATTGGTAAAGATGAAGAGCCTTGGACGGCAATTGATGTAGAAATCCCAGATAAGGATTTTGTAAGAATTGCCCATGCAGCACATACGAGAGATATTACTATCAATAAGATGGTCAATATCATATTGAAGAACTCTTTAAAAGATTTGGAATATACATTTGAACATGAGACTAAACCACAATTATTGAATGAGGGTAATTGATACATTTTAAGATAATTCGCTGGAAAAACTTTTTAAGTACAGGAAATGCATTTACTGAGGTACATTTAGATACAACCAAATCCACTCTTATAATTGGGGATAATGGTGCGGGCAAATCTACTATTTTAGATGCCTTAACATTCGGACTTTTTGGGAAACCATTTCGGAATATTGGGAAGTATCAATTAGTAAATTCAGTTAATGGTGGCGGAACGGTAGTAGAGATTGAATTCAGTATTGGGTCTAAAGATTATATTGTTAAGAGAGGCATTAGCAAGAATTTCTTTGAGATTTACCAAAATGGCAATCTCATGGATCAAGATGCTTCGGTTAGAGATTATCAAGAGTTACTTGAAAAATCTATCCTAAAGCTGAATTATAAATCATTTACGCAGATTGTAATTTTAGGTAGTTCTTCATTTATACCCTTTATGCAGTTGAAGACTAGCGACCGTAGAGCTATTATAGAAGACCTTCTGGATATAGAAATCTTCTCTGTCATGAACCAGTTACTCAAAACAAGAGTAGCTCAAAATAAAGATGACACGGGAACGGTAGATATTGCCTTTGGATTAGCCAAGGGGGAGAAAGAGCATTTAGAGTTTTTGATTGAAAAGCTTAAAGATAGCAAATCTTCCCAAATTGAAAAAAATAAAAAAGATATAGAGAAACATGAACAGACACTTGAAGAGTATAGAAAATCAGTTAATAAAATTCTTGAGAAGAATAGAACGCTCAATGATTCAATCTCGGATGAAAAAGCAGTCAGAGGGGAAATTGATACGTTACTTGATTACCAGAAAGGCATTGAAACGCGCATAAACAAATGTGAAGAGGATATGGAGTTCTACGAGAAGAACTCGCATTGTGATACCTGTGAGCAGGAAATTCCAGAAGACCATCGCGATAATATGGTGAGTAAGTTTCATGGTAAGATGCATGAGTTGAGCAGTGGTTTAATTCAGCTGGGCGGAAAATTAAAAATTCAAAAGAAGCGAATATCAGAAATTGACAAGGTATCTGAAGAATATGATGGAAATTTAAGAGAACAAATAAAGATTAATGCTTCTATAGAGGCATGTATGCAATACATTGAAAAGGTTTCTACTCAGAATGAAGAAATCTCTAATATGGAAGATGACATTGACCAGACCAAAAAAGACCTTGAAGAGAATAAAGAAGATATTCGTATATATAATAATGAGAAGGAAAAACTGTCAAAGCAAAAATATCTATATGATATAGCGGCAACCCTTCTTAAAGATGGGGGAATCAAAGCTAAGATAATTAAGCAGTATTTGCCTATCATAAACAAATATATTAATGTTCATCTTGGAAAGATGGATTTTTATGTATCCTTTGAGCTTGATGAGAGTTTTAGTGAAACCATAAAATCAAGACATCGCGATGAATTTACTTATGATTCATTTAGTGAGGGGGAGAAGATGCGAATTGACCTCGCTCTTCTTTTCACATGGAGAGCTGTAGCTAAACTCAAAAATAGTGTAAATACCAATCTACTTATTTTGGATGAGGTGTTTGATTCTTCTTTGGACACTTCAGGAACCGATGAGTTTCTTAAAATAATATATGACTTAACTGGCAATGTTAATACTTTTGTAATTAGCCATAAAGGTGAAATATTATATGATAAATTTGATAAAACCATAAAATTCGAGAAACATAAGAATTTTTCAAGAATAGTATAATGTCAGATATTATAATAAACCCTTATGAAGAAGAACCATCTTCAAATGAACTAGATCTGAGAGTAGCACAATTACTTCACGAAACAAGTCCAATATTATACAAAGAACCTCTTCCTTGGGTGTTCGACCCCCCACAAGCTGATGCAAAACAATTGCATATTATTATGTTGGAGAATATGGTCGCTCATCGCGGACTAGGTTTATCTGCAAATCAATTAGGAATGCCTGTAAAGGTTTTTACTATGAGAATTGATGACTCTGACAATGCAATAGTGTGTTTCAATCCACAAATTTTAAAGGAATCAGATGAAACAGAAATAATGAAGGAAGGTTGTTTAAGTTTTCCAGAATTGTATCTGAATATAAAAAGGCCTAGAGAGATATGGGCAAAATATCAGAACGCTGACGGAGATGCTGTAGATGTACACTTTGAGGGTTTAGCTGCAAGAATCTTCCACCATGAAATGGATCATATGAATGGTCAAACATTTTTAGATCGGGTGAGTAGAGTTTTCTTGCAGTCTGCTAGGAGAAAACAAAAAAAATTACTAAGAAAGGGCAGACGAAATGGAAGAACAGATTGAGAAATTCGGTTCTGGCAGGAAACAAAAACGATTAAACAACAAACGTCAAAGGGGGCAGATGAAAAATATGCTCAGAAGTTTTGACGCAAAAACTATTCAAGATGATCAAGATGATGATTTTGATGAATTAGATGAGGAATTAGAATGGCAGATAGCGAGTTAGATCTTGAAAAAGATAATAGAGAACAACAACAAAAACTTGAAGCTGAGTTAGGTGGTCATTTTAGAGATGAAATAATGCATCGGGCTATGATTGCTCAGAAATCTCATGAAATGGGAAAGAAGATTATCATGGTTGACATTGATGGAACCATCTGTAAACAGGAAGGTGACCCCGGCGATGCCAATGATGCTTATGGATATAAGAAGACAGTTCCTTTCCCGAAAAGAATTGAGTATCTAAATTCACTTCATGATGATGGACATTTCATTCATTATTGGACGGCTAGAGGTTGTTGGAATGCTATAGACCATCTCCAAGAGACTAGAGAACAACTTGACTCTTGGGGAGTGAAATATAATGATGTTGCTGTATTCAAACCATTTTATGATATTTGGATTGATGATAAGGCAGTTGGTGTCCGCAGAGATTCTGAGGGTGCCATTTCGGAATTTAAAGCTAATATAGAACAGGCAATAGAGGTGTTGTGAGCTCTGTCATTAGGTTGACTACCTCTTCATAGGAGCCACGGCAGGATTCGTCATCTGCTTAGAGACACAGCGTAAAGGAGCAAACCTCGTAATTTTTGAGGGGAGGCGGGCTGTGAATTTAGCACCTCTTTTTCCTAAATAGTTTTTTAATTTAAATTGTAACTTTTTCAGAAGGAACCCCCATGGCCTATACTGTACAGTTACCGTTATTTCAAGTAGAAACTAGCAAAGGAAATAATATTTACTATGATATAAAAAGTGCAGAGAAAAAATATATAGAACATTGTGAAGAAAATATTCCATGTGAGATTTATAAAGATGGGTTAAAGATAAAGGAATATAAACCACTATTTTGAGGAATTATGACAAGTGACAAAGAAGCAAGGAAGTTGCTTTTTAAATATAATGAAGATATGATATTAGATGAAGTCAAAGAGTACATTAAAGGTACTTATGGTCAACATTACGCGGGTGGCGACCAAAACATACAAATCCAAGATGTCTTTGAGCAGATGGGGATATCTGAAGCATTCACCAGAGGTGCTGCGATGAAGTACCTCTTTCGTTTTGGGAAAAAGGATGGGAAGAATCCTAAAGATCTTCTGAAGTGTATTCATTACTTATGTTTACTATACCATTACTCATTTAAGTCGGAAGGACACAATGAGAATAATTGAAGAGGTAAAGCTCGATTTTAGCGATGTATTAATTCAACCCAAAAGATCAACTCTGATCTCACGAAAACAAGCAATTCTTACAAGAAAATTCAAGTTCAGACATTCCAAACTTTCATGGGAAGGGATTCCTATAATTGCAGCCAATATGGATCACACAGGAACTAATGCCATGGCTCATGCTCTTATGGAGTATCCTATGCTTACGGCATTGTGTAAATTTGTCGAATCTACTGAGTGGGGATGGAACAAGAACATAATAAGAACAATCGGATTAGACCAAAACTTAGATAACTTGTCTTATGATTCTCCTGAGGCGCCATGGATTTGTCTTGATGTGGCGAATGGATATACAGAAAGATTTAATGATTATGTTGCATTGATGAGAAAACATGAGGCAACCAAAGATAAAATAATCATAGCGGGGAATGTATGCACACCAGAAGCAACGGAACAGATAATACTGGCGGGAGCAGATATTGTAAAAATTGGGATAGGCCCTGGCTCAGTATGTACGACACGGAAGATGACAGGAGTGGGTTATCCACAACTCTCAGCGACCATAGAGTGTGCGGATGCGGCACACGGGCTCGGAGGTCATATCATCACAGACGGAGGTTGCACAGTAGTGGGGGATATAGCAAAGAGCTTTGGGGGTGGTGCCGACTTTGTAATGCTAGGTGGCATGTTGGCGGGACACACTGAATGTGAAGGTAAAATTTTGGGAAACCATATTGGAGGAACCATGTTTGCTCAAAAGATGGAATTTTATGGAATGTCTTCTGATGAAGCCCAAGTCAAATATTATGGGGAGAAACAGGCTCATAGAGCAGCTGAAGGAAAGAAAGTTCAAGTTTCATATAGGGGCCCAGTTAAAAATACTATAGAAGAAATTCTTGGGGGATTAAGAAGTTCTTGTACGTATGCGGGAGCTAAAACTATAAAGGATTTACCAAAGTGCACAACTTTTGTGCGGGTGAATCGCCAACTTAATGAGGTATTTTCATGA